TATGCAACAGCATCAGGATGGACTAGCGCGTCGTCTTTCTGTGATTGGCATCCCACGACAAACCATTAAACCTTTTATAGGTATGATGGTTAAGTGGGAAAATTGTTCCGGAGTGGAATGGACTATCAAAAGACTGAAAGGTCTTAAGGTAGATCTTATCCGCTCTCAAACAGGCCTCCAACCTTTAACTTGGATTCGCAAGAATTCCAAGGGTGAGATTGCAGGTACCATCGGAACATTGTTTAGATGGGCTAGTAAGCGACATAACTTTGGCAAGTGTGTGCAAGCCTTTATGGCTTATACATACTATATTCTTCCTTCATTAACTGAAGGACAGAAGCAAAAGTTTTTGTCTGCTATTAACCCTGCTAAACCCGATGGTTTGGATGAGCGATTTCACAAATCGTTCGCCCAAACTGTTAACGGAGCAATTTGCAAGAGATCTGTGAGTTGTTCTCACAGACCTCTAGTGACTTATCAGGGTTCACCTGATAAGAGGGCTCCTAGACTCTTTGGGAGTAAGTCGACTCCTCAATCGGAGAATATCTTAGATGATTTGAAGATATTCAATACGACTGGTGGAATCAATACTTACTGCCAATATCAGAGGTTATATAAACCTCTTTTAAAAGGTCTAGGTATCCGCCAAAGGTATCTGGATGAACTGGCATCTAATGTCCATTCTTGGCCATTAGGTCGCAGGTTACCAGATGTTCCTGTTATGGGTGGAGAAATCCACTTTTTGCAGGAGCCGGGCGGGAAGCTACGTTCTGTAGCTTCTCCCTTTAGGATTCACCAAGAAGCCCTTCGCCCTTTCGGTGAAGAACTTTATCGGTTAATCCAATCACTGCCTTGGGATTGCACTCATGACCAAATGAAGGCAATTCCCCACATTCAATCACACCTCTTACGAGGTGGTCAGGTTCATTCTATTGATCTTTCCAATGCGACTGATCACTTTCCTCTCTCAATCCAGTTAACTGCTTTACGAGCAATTTTCTGGCCTAAAGATTGGGATCACATTAATCTCTTTCAAGAGATTAGTCGTGGTCTGTGGTCATCTCCTATTGGTGATCTTAGATGGACAAAGGGGCAACCCTTGGGTTTATACCCTAGTTTTGCTTCCTTTACTCTGACACATGGTCTTCTCCTCTTACATTTAGCTGGTGGTGATTATCACCATCAGTTCTTTGTAGTAGGGGATGATGTTGTTATCTTAGAGGATTCTCTAAGAGACAACTATCTTGCCATGCTTGAAAGAATGGGCTGCCCATGGTCTCAGGATAAGTCTATTTCTTCCAACAAGCTCTCTGAGTTTGCGGGAAAAATAGTCACTTCAACTAGGGTTTATCCCCAATTGAAGTGGAGGAAGATGTCTGATGACAATTTCCTCGATATCTGTCGACTTTTGGGTAGCAAGAGCCGCAGCCTCTTGACACAGAGGCAAAAGAATGTCTTTGATAAGGTTGCACATTTGTGTGACCCTATCGGTCTCAATTTTTCTCTTCCAGGTGATAACCTTGAAAAGATGGTTGAGAGGACATTGGACTTTTACCGTCCTGTTGAAACTATCTTAGGTGCCCTAATGGGCCTAAGAAAGAAGGTAAACCGATTGGTTTATTCTTCTACTACTACAGATTTTGACTCTGATGAGCTAAAATCAATAGTAGAAACCTTCGACGAGAAGGTTAAGTCTGCTTTGTATCAAACAATCTTTACTAATTGGGAGTTGGTTCTCTCAATTGGTTCAGATGCCTTTGATACATTGCCCGAGGCTCTTGGTGTTAGACCAAGATTACCTCTCAAAGAATGTTCGTCTACAAGACGATC